TTGACTGCCAACACAGGCACGGTCAATGTGGATGTGATCAATGCCATACACACACAGGCAGATTCCACAGTGAGCACAGTGGCTTACTTGTCCGCGGGTGCTGGACAGACCCTGATGTGTGTGTACACAGTGCCAAGAAACTACAGGGCATATCTTACCAGAGTGACATCAACAGTGGAAGTCAAAGACAGGGCTTCAAGGCTGAGACTGTTGGCCAAACGGAACGCAGACTCAGAAATATTCAATGTCAAGGGACAATGGACATCATCAGGTGACAAGATTGACATCATCTACACGGTGCCTTTGGTGTTTGGTGAGAAGACGGATATTGAACTCAGAGGCAAGATGGCCTCAGTGGCCACAGCAATGGGTGGTGAATTTGAGCTTATACTAGAAAAAATTAACCTCTAGCCAACACTTATAATAATTAATAGTAATGAAACTATCAGAACCTCAGAGAAAGGTCGCTGATGACAATGCCCGTTTCAGGGTTCTTGTCACTGGCAGACGATTTGGTAAGACCACTTTGGCCATCAGGGAATTGTGTTATCATGCCAGGCTTCCAAACAGATTGGTATGGTATATCTGTCCATCATACAGGCAGGCCAAACAGATATGTTGGGTCAAACTCAAAGAGATATTGAAAGACCTGCGTTGGATCAACAAGATCAACGAAGCGGAACTCACAATATTCCTAAAGAATGGATCACGTATCAGTTTGAGAGGTTCAGAGAACAGGGACAGCCTAAGGGGAGTTGGTATTGATTTCATGGTATTGGATGAATGTGCTGACATAGAAGAATCCGCTTTCACAGAAGTACTCAGACCCACACTTTCAGACACCAAGGGTGGTGCCATATTCACAGGAACACCCAAGGGCATGAATTGGTTCCATGATCTATACCAGAGGGGACAGGATCCCACTGAAACGGAATGGAGCTCATATCAATACACCACGATACAGGGTGGTTTCGTTGATGATCAAGAGATTGAACAGGCCAAACGAGACTTGGATGCCAAAACTTACAGACAGGAGTATGAAGCAACCTGGGAAACATATTCAGGAATCATATATCATGCTTTCTCAATGGCCCACAATGTCAAGAACTTTGATGAACCCTTGGACAACAACATATTACACGTGGGCATAGACTTCAACTTGGATCCCATGTCAGCGGTCACATCATACATCAAGGATGGCATCGTACACGTGATAGATGAGATACAGATATGGAGTTCAAACACGGATGAATTGTGCCAAGAGATACACCGTAGATATCCAGGCAAGAAGATATTCGCATATCCAGATCCAGCATCCAAACAGAGGAGGACGTCAGCGGGATCAAGGACTGACCTATCCATATTACAGAATGCTGGTTTTATCTGTAAGGTTATGCCAAGGCATATGGCAGTCAGGGACAGGATCAATTCCGTCAATGCCAAACTTAATTCAGCGGCAGGTGTCAGGGGCATCTTTATACATCCAAGATGTAAAAATCTATTAAATAGCATAGCAAAGCAAACTTTCAAGGAAGGAACTGTTCTGCCAGATAAAACGCAGGGATTTGACCATATGAATGACGCTCTAGGATATTTGATTTCATTTTTATACCCAATTAAAACATTCTACGAGTCAACACCAGTTGAAAGATTCACAGTTAAAACAGGAGTGCCACGATAATGTCCAATTTCACAGATAACCTACAAGGAAACACACACGGAATACCAGTACACAGGGACTATGACAAATACATAGACCAATGGAGATTTTTAAAGAGAAGTTATCTGGGTGGTAATGAATACAAGAGGGGTGGTTATCTATCAAGATATGCCTATGAAACAGAAGGTGAATACATCAACAGATTGACACAATCAGCAGTTGACAATCACTGCCGTTCAGTGGTACACATCTACAACAGTTTCCTTTACAGGAATGATCCCAAGAGAGATTTTGGTTGGTTAGAAGATTCACCTGAGATAGAACAGTTCTTGGAAGACTGTGACATGGAAGGTAGAACATGGGAATCATTCATGAGAGAAGTGAATTTACAATCATCAATATATGGTCATTGTGTGGTATTGGTTGATAGACCAGAAACAGTGGTTGGCACCAGAGCAGAAGAATTGGCACAGGGCATAAGACCTTACACAACAATTTACACACCAGAGAACATCTTGGATTGGAAGTTTATCAGACAATCAAATGGTCATTATGAATTGGAAATGGTCAAATTCCTTGAACAGGATGACAGACCCTATGAGATACCAGGTCAATATCATGTGAGAACTTGGACCAAAGATTCAATCACACTTGAAGCATACAATCCCAACAACAAGGATCCGTTGGAGATCATTGATGTGAGACCAAACACATTGGGCAAAGTGCCAGCGGTATGGGTATATGCCAACAGGGGACCAATCAGAGGCATTGGAGTTTCAGACATCAATGACATAGCACAATCACAGAGATTCCTACACGAGTGTTATTCAGAAGCAGAACAATTGATCAGGATCACAAACCATCCAAGCCTAGTAAAAACAAATTCAGTACAGGCATCAGCAGGTGCGGGTGCCATAATCACCATACCAGAAGAGCTTGATGGCAATCTCAAACCTTACCTATTACAACCTTCAGGTGGTAATCTAGAAGCCATATTGAAAACAATGGAAGAAACTATCAAATCCATTGACAGGATGGCTCACTTGGGTGCCATAAGATCCACAGAATCAAGACAGCTCTCAGGAATTTCAAGACAATCAGAATTTTTATTATTGGATGCCAGATTATGTGAGAAAGCAAAAAATCTTGAATTGGCAGAAGAACAAATATTCCGTCTATTTTCATTATGGCAAGGTGAGGCCTGGGATGGAGAGATCAAATATCCAATGGCATTCCACATCAGAGACAAGAACTTGGATATGGATATCATATTAAAGGCCGCTACCGCACAGAGAGACAGTGCCACAGCAAGTGCCAACGTCAAATCCATTATAGATCAAAAAGTGATGGAGATTTTATCACACGATGAAGACGAATTAGAAGAGATGAACAATCAAATGGCAGACACGGGCATGGAACATGATCCCGTGACTGGTGCCGTGGACCTAGTCACTCATATGAGAGAGATGATGGAACAGGGCATGACCAATGAAGAGATCTTGACACTTCATCCAGAACTAAATCGTTTATTCCAAGGATCTAACAATGGCAACGTACCAGAACAGAACAGTAACTCTCAATAAACCTTTCAGGACACCAGGCAAATCAAAAAAGTTTGCTGTGTATGTGCGGAACAAATCCACGGGTGTGGTAAACATCGTGAGATTTGGTGATCCTGACATGAGGATCAAATCAAACATACCAGCAAGGAAGCGAAGTTTCTTGGCACGGTTTGGAGCCATACTAAAAAAAGTCAAAGGACAAAAATCATTGTCACCAGCATACTGGAGCATCAAAGCATGGAGGTAGATCAGGATGGCAGGTATAAAAAAACGATTGGGTCAACAGACTCACCATACCAAGTTCTATATCAATGGCCAGGAATGGAAACCTGTGAAAGTGGTCACTCCCAAGATGTTTGGAAATGGTTATAAAACATACATGGCCGCACAGAGTGTACAGACGGGAGAACTGTATCACAACAGCCACGGCAGGATAGCACCATGGCACTCAATACAATTCACACCAATCAAACCAGAGGAATTGGAATGATAAGAAAACTTTATAGATTACCAGAAGAGACAGCAAGACATCTACAATTGAAAAAATTGTGTTTGGACTATTTCACACACTATGAAAAATTAATGAAACACCCCAGCAAGACCAATGCCGCGAGGGCCAGGAAGGCCTGTGTGCTGATGAAGAGAGTGGCACACGCAAGGGGACTTGAACTATTGGACTTATATGCTCCTTCAAGGAATGAAGGCAGACCAGAAAAATTTCCAACCAAACATTGGAAGAAAACCCTAGAACGAAGAAAGGAACAGCAAAATGGCTAGAGCATCAGGAAGAAGAAAACCTATGACATCAGGTAGAAGAAAACCCATGATGAACAAAAACAAAAAATCAGGTAGAAGACGATAATGCCTGTAAGAAAAGTAAGAGGGGGCTATCGTTGGGGCACAAGTGGTAAGGTCTATAAAACTCGCGAACAAGCGGAGAAACAGGGCAAGGCCATTCGTGCTTCAGGATATGGCAAACGAAGTGGCAGACGTAGGTAGCAAAGATGTCTATGACTGGATTGGAAAAATTGTTGCTAAAAAGAATGCGAAGACTGGAAAAGCAATCTGTCCTTTTGCGAAAAGAACTCTCCAAGAGAAGAAGATCCAAGTTGTGCCTGGAAAGAGTGGCCTTCTGGATCAGATCAATCACTGTGCTGGCCTTTTTGGCATTCTTAATTTGGATATTGTCATCATCTATATCAATTACCCCATAACAGAAAGGAAGTTATCAAAGATCTGTGAAAAATCTCATCAAAGCAATCCTGATTATGCTATCCTCTATGACCATCCTGACAATGCTGGGCTACATCAAGGGGTATCTTTTTCCTTTGGCAAGTGTCCTTTAGTATTCATCCAAAATTTAAAAAAATTAAAGACAGCACAACAACAATTACGAAAGACAGATTGGTATAAAACCTGGGATATTGAACCAGATGACGCGATGTTCTATTGATTTCTTATAAATATGTAAGGTTAGTGAGAAATCCACTCACGTATATAAAAGGAGGATCACGATGGATCTTAATACATCGCCAGACAATCAGATTGCCACTGCGACAACTGACACAGTCTCTAAAACAGAGCAGGCACAAGCGGACAATCAACCCGCGAAAACTTATAGCCAGGCTGAACTGGATGCGATAGCGGCAGAAGTCAGAAGAAAGACTGAAGCCAAATTTGACAAAAAGTACGGTCAGGTTGATGTTGAGAAATACCAAGCTCTCATGGCCAAGGAAGAATCTGAAAAGATTGCCAAAGCCCAGGAGAAGTCAGAGTTTGAGAAACTGTTGAAGGAGAATGCTGAAAAGTTTAACAGCAAAATTAGTTCTCTTACATCAGAACTGACAAAGATCAAGGTGGATGGGGCATTGATAAATGCGGCATCAACCAAGAAAGCAGTTAATCCAGATCAGGTCGCAAGATTGGTCAGGGATAGTGTTAGAATGTCAGAGACTGGTGAAGTTGAAGTGGTTGATCCCAAAACAGGTCAGACTAGATACACTGACAATGGTGATCCTTTAACAATTGATGGGTTGGTTACGGAATTCCTAACTACTAATCCTCATTTTGTTTCAGCAGGTCAGCCAGGAGGTGGATCCAAGTCCAACACAAATGCTGAAGGTATTTCCAAAGTTGATGTGACTAAACTGGATATGACTAATCCAGAACATAGAAAACAGTATGCTGAGTATCGTAAGAAACTGGGCTACTAAACATTAACAATAAAAGGAGATTAGCAAAATGGCTAATGAATCAACTACTACATCATTGAATGATCTGATAGCACCCATCGTACAAGAAGCGATGTTCGTTGCGTCTGAGACTTCAATCATGCCAGGACTTGTGAAAGTTTTCCAAGTTCCAGCAAACGCAGGTAAGGTATTACAAGTGCCTTTATACCCTGTACAAACAATCGCTAGTGACGTAGGTGAGGCCTCAGACTTATCAAACACTGAGATCTCAACTGGTGTTGCTAACATCACATTAACAGAAGCAGGTATCATGACTACATTGACTGACATGGCAAGAAACCATTCAGTATCAAATGTTGTTGCTGACCTAGGTAAGTTATTTGGTGAAGCGATCGCGAAAAGACACGACAGAGCATTAACAGGCTTGTTCTCAAGTTTCAACACACAGATTGGTGTACAACCAGATGAGTTAGAAGTGAAAGACTTGTTTGAAGCATATGCTACATTGAAAGCAAATGCGGTGCCAGGACCATACTTTGGAGTGTTCAATCCTAAGTCAATCTACAATATCAAGAAAACATTAACGAACACTTTCGTTAATCCAAATGCTTCTGCTGTTGTTAACCAAGCGATGAGCGAAGGTTACATTGGTAGAATCGCAGGTATTGATATCTTTGAAAGTTCAAATGTTGTTGAAAGTTCAGCGACTGACGTCACTAACGCAGTATTCTCAAGAGATGCGTTAGGTTTAGCGGTTGCTCAAAACATCAACATTGAAACACAAAGAGATGCTTCATTAAGAGCTGAAGAAATTGTTGCTTCTACAAGATACGGTGTATCTGTATTACACAACTCTTACGGTGTTAAATTAATTGGAGATAACCAAATCAACTAATAATTGATTTTGTTTATTTTTGTACTAAAGGGCCAGTGGAAACATTGGCCCTTTTTTTATGACCATTAAATAATAGTATGAATCTAGTTTGGTTTAATGGAGAATCCGCTGAATTGTTCCACAAATGGTTGCCACCACAGAATTTGGAAGTGGGCACCAACTTCATACAGGAGAAGAGACCAGTCCATGTGGTGTGTGCCTATGACATACCCATCATCAAACAGATAAAACTGGATCCCACCACAGAATACTACACAAGACCAGATGGTCAATATCCAGGATGGAAAGTGCTCACAGATCTCAGATTGGGAGGCACCAACAGCGGTATGTTGGCCGTATATGTGGCCCTACAGAAATCATCAGGTCCCATCTACATATTGGGCTGTGATTGGGGTTTGAATGATCAAAGCATATTTGATCAAAGATATGGACACACACAGACCAAGATCAAATACAACAATGGCATGAAGAGAACATTGAAGAGCATCTGCCAGAACAGATTGGTTTATGTGATCAACAACAACAAGGTGGATACTCCATTGCCTGTTATGTCAGTTGATAACTTTCTTTTCCAGATTCATAATAAATAACAATATCAAGGCAGGACCTTGTAGAAACTAAAAGAAGGACTTTTACGATGGCTACATTCGCTACTGATTCAGACCTACTAGAATACGTTCCAGATATCAAAAAATACGGTATCCAGGAATTCCTAACTGAACACGAAAAAACATACGACGACATAATCAGACTACTGAACATAAAATGGTTCCCAACAACACAATACTCAAGATACGACATCTCAGTATTGGGTGGAGAAGAAAAATTATCTCCAGGTAGATTGGATCCCAATCAATTTACCAGAGCCGCTGTTTATCACGTGTTGGCCTACTATATTTTTCCAAAACTTTCTACGTTTGAACCTGATGGAGACGCATTCAGGGAACAGATGAGTTTTTACAAGGCAAAGTTTGAAGAAGAATTTGACCTCATTTTGAGGGTGGGTGTATCATATGACCTAGATTCATCTGGCACATTCACGGACAGTGAAAAACAAACATTTTATAACGGTAGATTGATTAGATAATGTCAGCAAGAGAAAACATAGTAATCAACATACAGAGACAATTGGAGAACATGACTGATCCAGCACCTGGTTTGGTTTCAAGGGTGTTCTTTGATGTACAGAAATTGGCAATTACACAGTTTCCCGCTATCCTACTGGTAACCAGCAACGAGGTCAGAGAGGATATGGCCACTGATATAAGACAAGGTACTATTCAATATCAATTGAGATGCTATGTGAGAGGCACTGAAATTGATACTCTTAGAAATGAAATCGTAGAACGAATTGAAGAAACATTAGAACTTTCTAGAGACAGAGATATTGCTTTATCAGTGGATAATATTCATAATGTTACCACTAGAATATCCAATGTAGAAATAATTGAACGTGAACTACCTTTAGGTGAAGTTATAGTGAATGTAGATGTCACCTATAGATACAAAAAAGGAGTGTTATAATGGCAGTTAAAATGTATAAAAATACAAGTTTCAAACAAGTGCGAGGCTTAGATGTTCAAGCACACTTGAAAGATGGTTGGACCTTTGAACCATCTAAAACAAAATCAATTTCCAAAAGAGGTTCTAAAAATAGAATCACTGTGAAAGAAGTTGATATAATCAAACCAGATCTTACAGGTCCTGAAGATCTAATAACAAACGAGGAGTAATACAATGCCTATTAATACAGGTGTATATACTGGAGAATCTGGAGTTATAAAATTTACAGGTGACGACTCTGCTGTTGTGGCAGTTGCGAGTGTTAGATCATTCACAATTGATCAAGAAACACAAACAATTGAATCAACAGTAATGGGACAATCTGCTAGATCTTATGAACCAGGTCTAAAACAATTCTCAGGATCAATGGATGTCTATTTTAGAGATGAGAACGAAGGTCAAAAAGGATTGTTCAATGCTATTGGTGGTTACGGATCAGGTGGAACAGCGATTGAGCTGTATCCGTCTGGTGAAACTACTGGTATCAAATTATCTGGAAATGTTATTATCACAGGTCATTCAATCACATCAAATTTTGATGGTATGGTTGAGGCTTCAATAACTTTCCAAGGAGATGGTGCTCTAACAAAGACTGATATATCATAATCAATGGAGATTAGAGTATCTTTTAATAGCAAACGAGTGATCGCTGAACTATCAAATGATGTAGATCAGATGGTCCGCTCAATATCCCAAGATCTGTTTGACACGATCAAACAGAAAACACCAGTTCGTTCTGGTCGTGCTAGGAAATCTTGGAGGTTAAGGAAGCAAAGGAAATTTAATTATAGAGTTTCCAATCCTGTGCCTTACATAGACAGACTAGACGAGGGATATTCTAAACAAGCACCGCGTGGTATGACACGACCAGCCGCACGGGAAGTGCTCAATAGAGCAAGAAGGAGATTCAGATAATGTCTGAAGTAATAAAAAACATACAAGATCACTACAAATCAGCGATTGGTGGTGAAATGAAAAAATATCATTGTAAGGAATGGGACATTGATGTTTATTATAAAAAAACTTACCCATTCAAAGACGAAGCCCGTGTGATTGAATTACAATCCAAAGGCAAGACAGTGGAAGCATTGGTTGAAACTTTGATAACCAAAGCAAGGAAGGCTGATGGTTCCAAAATGTTTATGGATGCGGACAGGATAACTCTAATGAATGAGGCTGATCCCACAGTCATCGTGAAGGTGGCCGCGGCAATCAACTCTGCGAAACTAGACACTCCTGTGGAGAGCATCGCAAAGGAATAGAATCCAGTGGTGAGTTAAGGCTCATTATGATGGTCGCTGATAGGCTCAAAAAAAGCATATCAGAGGTAATGGAGTTTTCAACACTGGAGTTGAGTATGTGGTCAGCGTACTACAAACTTGAACAGGACCAAAGTGAGCGAACTATGAGACAAATGAAAACGAGGGGAAAAGGTGGCCGCAGGTAATATAGATCTTAATGTTGTTGTACGAAATGAACAGGCATTGGGAAAACTTAACAGGAATCTAGACCAAGCATCCAAATCAAGTTTGAATTTGGGGAGAGCGGCCAAACTTGCGGCAGGAGCCCTTGCCACTATTGGAGTTGGTGCGGCATTAAGGGGCATAGTCCAGACCACAGCGGCATTCCAGGATCTGAGAACATCATTAAGTTCAGTGACTGGATCAGCACAGGCAGGTGCTGAAGCATTTCGTTTCATAACAGAATTCGCTACACAGACACAGTTCTCAGTTGAAGATCTATCAAAGAGTTTCATTAAATTAAAAGCCGCAGGTATTGAACCAACACAAGACCTATTGACATTATTCACAGACACTGCCGCTATCACCACAGATCAAATTGGAACACTTGAAGCGGTCACTGACTTGTTTGCAAGAACAGTATCAGGGGGATTGGGCTTAGAAGAAATTCAGAGATTAGGAGATAGAGGGGTTCCAGTCCTTAGAATACTTGAACAGGAACTTGGAATCACAAGGAACGAGATATCAGAATATGGTAAGACGGCTGAAGGTGCCCGTAAGATCACTGAAGCATTCGCAAGAGGTATCAGGAAAGAATTTGGAGGTGCCACAGAGGCATTATTGGGCAATCTAAATGTTGCATTTTCTAATTTAGGTATCCAGATAAGAACAGCATCTGATCTATTTGGACAGGGACTCTCACCTGTTATAAAAGATGCCACAGATGATTTTACAAAGTTCATTGCACAGAATGAACAAATGATACAACAATTGGGTAAAGGTCTTGGTGAAGCAGTTGTATTCACTATCAAGCATATTGATAATTTGACTCTTGCTTTCGCAACACTATTTACTTTGTTTGGAAAATCACCTCTTGGAAGAATTATTGCTGGAGTGACAGCATTAGGAATAGCGGCTGACAAAGTAGTTGATGGATTTAATTTTGCCAAAGAAAAAGTTAAGGACTTCGTTGATGAGGCTAGAGGTATTGAAAAATACAAGGATGTGTTTGATTTTGATGATCAATCAGCCAGTATTGGCACATTCTCAAAAACTGTAAGAGCCGCTGTCATAGACACAGGTGATTTCAACACAGAATTAGAAAATACCAACAGGGCAATCCAAAAACAAAAAGAAGACACTGAGAAGCTCAACGCAGAGATGGCTAGGCTCAAAAAGGAGATGGAAGATAACTTCCATGCCGCAGTCAGATTAGAAAGATCATTTGAACAGAATGCTTTGTATGCCGCATTGAAACAGGTCACTGATCAAGGCACATTATTAGAAATGCAAACCGCGGTATTGGTTGATACATTTACCACATTTGGAAACACAGCCGCTTCAGAATTGACAGATGTGATCTTCCAAACCAAAAGATTGGATGAAGCATTGGGCAACATCGTTGAAGCAACATTGAGAGCATTGATACAGGGATTCATACAATTAGGAATCACTATATTGGTATTGGAACCATTTGAAAAATGGTTGAGAGGTGTTTTGGGCAGACAAAAAGAGATCAACAGCGAATTGAAGAAAGAAATAGGACTGAGGGCCGTATTGGCATTGTTCACAGGTGGTGGAGGTTTTGGTATTCCATTCTT